GGTTTTCCACAACCTTGTTGCAGATTTCCGGTCTGATTTCCTTGGTCCTCCCAAGAATGGGCTGTTTTCCTCTGCGATACCAGTACAGATAATCGATCTGGCTGGAGTTGACCGTATGTGTGAAAAACGCCTGACGCAATTCATAGATAACGTTGCTGCTGTCAATGACCTCAGCATCCGTATAGATGACCTCACGGCCAAACAGGACTCTTCCCTTTGGGAAGGTCTTTGCAGGGGTGGAGGGGACGATGACCGGCTCCGGGTCGCTGGTTACGACATTCTTCTCAGTATCGGCCACGCTGCACACCTCCTTGGCCTACCCATTTCTACACATCTCATCCTATCACTTTCCCTTACGCTTGTCAAGATAAATATAAGCGTAGGAGAGTTTTACACGGGACGCTTGAAGACTGTGACCTTATTCCCCTCAAAGCTCTGGGCGTATTCGGCCAGCATACTCAGTCCGTCTGGGACATCATCATGCTTGTTCTTGCCAGCCATGGAGTAGGAGGAAAGGAACCACATCATCCGGCCATAATCGCTGTTCCGATGGAAGAGAGTTGGGTCCTTGAAGAGGCAATGCTCTTTGACCCATGGAGAATTGACGATGATCTTGGTTTCCTTATTGGCGGTAGTGAACTTAGTGGTAATGTGAGTCCGGCCACCACGCTCTTTGACTTCTCGTTGAACCTTTTCTGCTACACGACCACCGGCGCTGTTGCTCTCAAACCGGCTCATCTGGACCTTATTCCGCAACAGAGCAGAAACGAAACGGCTTTCAACCACTTCTGGTGCGCTGTTGTCACATACACAGTCCTCAATGTAGTAGTCCTGTCCGTACTGATAGGCAATCGGCATGAAACCGTAGTCAGTACCTTTGTCCTTGGTATCGCAGATGGAAATGATAGCGTCAGGCTCCTGATCCGGCAGCTCAAAGTACCGTCTCAGCTCTCCCTCTGGGTACAGCAAACCTTCACGCTCAATCGGCTGGTTCATATACAGCGCACGGAAAGAGGCGTCATCCAGGTTCCGTTGCATATCCTCAAAATACTCCTTACCGAACCCTACGCCATAATCATAATTGAAATTGCTCTCACCATTGGCGTCAAGAGCGGCCAGTACGATGAACTTGGCTCTATCGCTGTCTCCATACTCCTGCTCCAGCCGCCCAATGACATCATGCACAGACCACCGGGTTGCGATATGGAGTTCCTTAGCCCCTTCCTTCTTACGGCTCTTGAGGTCGTTGGTGTAGCTCAACCACAGCTTATCCAGACGCTCACGGCTCATGGCCTCTTCGATGCCGCTTACCAAGTCATCGGCATACAGCAGCTTTTCACAGCGGGTAGCGCCGGTCAAGCTGGCTCCGATAGCACGACAGGTCAACGTAGAGAAGCGGTGTTCCTTCACCAGATCGATGGTCTCTTCCTTGGCATTGGTGGAAAAGAACGGAGAGGCAGGAAACACGTCTTTCCACAGATACTCAGGATCACTGATGATCTGATTTACTCCGTCATAGAAAGAGCGGGTCAGCAAACCAGAGTGAGCGGATGCCAGGTTAGGACTGTCAGGCCACCGTCCCATAATCCAGCTCAAAAAGAAGATACCCAAGGTACTCTTGCCTGTGCCAGGTGGCATGGAAATGGTCACAAGGTCCAGCTTGTCCTCCATCAGCGCCTGGAGGGTATGCACTACCGGCAGCAGGACACGCCTCCGGGGCATATAAAACCGTTTGCTGGGTTCTCTGTCCCATTCCACATACTGAAGATAGGGGTCAAACTCCACCGGAGCATCAAAGAGAAGACTCTCCTTCCTCAGCTTGTAGAGCCATTCTGTTCGTGGTGCTTTCCGCAAGGCCAGCGTGTTATAGCGCCGGACATCCTTGTTCAGAGCATGAGCAAAAACAGGATCGTCACAGCCCTTACACAGAGCCAACAGGTCCTCCATAGCGTCTTTACTGCATGGCTCCCTCTCCAGAAACTTCTTGATCTTGTCTGCAAGACTTTCCCAGACTTCCATATCTTCCTCCTATCACAGTTCGATGGTCATATTCGGTCTGGAGCCGGAGTGATAGCGATTGATAGCATCCACCAGCTTACGCACCGGGTCCTCTGAGGTCATTACGACAGCCTGGATCGTTCCAGCATCATCCACATAGTTCAGCAGGATGTTGTACTTGGAGATTTCCCGCCGGTATCTGGACTCAGGCATACCGCCTACGATAGCACCAGCAGCGCCAAACATCAAGCCTCCGAAGATGGCTCCGCCGGTATTGCGCTGGATATGCTGTCTCATTTCAGTATCCACAAACTGCTCTGCTCCGATGACCTTATCCATGCTCAGGCGGAAGTCCTGGCTGGAAGAAGTCAGTTCCATACGGTCAGCAAACACAGTCATCTTGCAGGGAACATTGGTAGGCACAGGGAGTCCGCCAATATGTCGCACCGCCCCGCTTGCGACAGGTATCCTTCCATTGGCGATAGCCTCAGCGGTAGCCAGCTTTTCCTCCCGCCGCTTACGCACGATGATAGGAATGTAGCACAGGACTCCGCCAAGCAGTCCCGGTCCCATAATCACCAGGAGCATCCATATCGCTCTGGTGTCCATGTACTCATCATGAGGCATATCCCAGCCGAACCAGATCAGAACCCCCACCAGCAGACCCCAGATAAACCAGCGGATACCCGGCTCCTTCCGTTCCTTATGCGGCTTGAGCTTCTTCATGCAGATACCTCCTTCGCTCTCCTGAAATAAGTCCTCCTGCTGATACCCAGCTCAGAACAAGCGGCATCGACAGTCAGCTCTCCATGGATCTGACGCTCCCGCATATCCCGGAAGTTGGTCACTTCCTTACGCTTGCGGCCCTCACGCCACTCAGGATCACGCTCCCGCCGCTGGGCCTTGCCGGAGCTGGTCCGTTCCACGATCATGTCCCGCTCAAACTCAGCAAAAGCCAGCATGACCGTCACCATGACCTTACCCATAGGCGTATTGTCCGCCACACCCATGTTGAGGATGTTGACCCGCACACCCTTTTCCACCAGCTGCCTCACCAGCAATGCTCCCTCCGGCGCAGTTCTGGCAAAACGGTCCAGCTTGCACACTACCAGCTCATCACCCGGCTGGAGCAGAGACAGAACCTTGTCAAAAGCGGGGCGGTCCATTTTGTGGCCGGTATAAGACTCCAGATAGATGTCTTCCTCAGCCACACCCTGAGCCAGCAGCTGGGCTTTCTGGTCCTGGAGGCTCATACCGTAAATGCGCTGGCCGGGGGAGCTGACTCTGCCATAACCATACTTCTTCATGCTTCATCCTCCCTACAAAATATCACCCAGCATCCGCAAGGCTTCTTTCGCCTTTGCCATCATGCTGTTCGTCTCAAGGTACTCCATACCCTTCATCGTGATCTGCGGATTGATTGGCTCAACGATGTGAGGAAATTTGTCATTCAGGGTTTGCGTATAGACCAGACCCCGGATGTACCCGTTGATTTGCAGTTCGATCATCAGCTGCTCCCACTCAGCGTATTCCAGCTTCATGGCGCTGGCACAAATGCACTGATAGTCGAAGTCCTCTTGGCCCTTGTACTTGTCCAGAAGACGGAGGATTTTGTAGATGACCTGAAAATCTTTCACGGTTATACCCCCTCTTGGTCATCGCCCGTCACGACCCATTCAGACTTATCAGCCAAAGTACTACGGATTACAAGTTCACAATCCATGGCGTCCAGGAACTTGACCAAGACAGACACATTCATGTCTCCATTTCCCCTTAATCTCTGTGAGACACCGGAGGGATGTGGATATTTTAACTTTTCGGACAAGCTACGGCAGCTGTGTCCTCTCATTTTCATAACGCAAGATACGATGTCCTTAGCTTTCATGTTTCTCACCTCTAAGGATAATATAGCACAAACACTAATAAGTGTCAACACTAAATAGTGTATCAAAGCCTTTTTCTTTCCCTGGAAAATTCGGGCCACTCACCCCGGCCTGATTTCCTGCCCCATATCCCCCAGGGGGGGGGCACCGCTGGAGGTTCTGAAAAACTCAGGCCGAAACCGGAGGAAAGCGCCACAAAAGACGAACAAGAAAACAACAGAAAAGCAATATATCAAACCCGGACCGATCCCCGCCCAGGGTGGGAGGGGTCCCGGCTTGCTTGGTCTTCTGATCCGGTCCCGGCTGGCGCTGCGGGGCTGGTGTCAATTCTCTTAAAATATGACACCGTAAAAACAATACACTAAAAAGTGTTTTATTTTGCTGTTTCCCTATTGACACGAACACTAAAAAGTGTATAATACAATTATAAACACTAAATAG